AGTTCCGCTGCGATCGTAAGTCACGTTGTAACCGATCAGAGCGTCGACCAGCTTTTCTTCGCGGTACAGGTTGTGAGCGTCAGCGATCTTCGGAACCTGCTGCAATGCAAATCCGTTTGGATCTTTGCAGAGTGCTTCGCGAGTGAACGCGATGCCGGCTCCGACAGTCTTGCCGTTCGGATGTTCCAGATAATCACTGGCAACACCGTACAGAGGGCTGGCTTCCAGTTCGCACAACTCATGAACCTTGATGTCGCTGAAGACACCCCAGTCCTTGAACGACTCTTCGCACTCACCACGACTCTCAACCGGAGTGATCGCAGAGAGCTTGTACTCTTCGCGAGGATTCTCCTGCAGCGAGTAGCGGATGGTTCGCTGAACCATCTTATTGAACGTGCCACTGGTCACGATGGCTTCCATCGCGTCCGAGTCCATGTTCATGATCTTCTCTTTGAAGTTCGGCCCGAAGTCCTGCTCAACGCAGAAGTTCAAGTCGATATCCATAGGCTTGATCTGCTTGGATTCGAGAGCTTCGTCGAACTCTTCCAAAACCTGCTCGCCGTGCTTCTTGTAAGCGTCAACGACCTTTTTCGTGAGTTGGCGATTCGCCATTTTACTGTCCTTGTCTGAACCTCGGAATCACCACACAAATTACGATTTGAATTCGACGAGAGCGTAAGCCTGGCTTTCAGTCCCGCTGTCGTTCACTGCCTGAAACACTTTCAGGCCGGCAGTATCCGTCTTCTGGATCGTGTCGTTGCTCAAAAGATTCGATCCGGCAACTTTACCGAACGTGAATCCCTGACCGCGAGTCCAGGTCGTCGGAGCAGCAGCGCCGTTAGCATCAACGATCTTGTACGCTCGCTGAAAGGTTGACCCTTCGCGATAAAGTGCGAACGGGATGCAATCCGGAGCGTCGTTGCAGACACCGTCGTCGGAATCGATTTCCTGCAGGTTCACACCCTGAAACTTCGCTTTTGCAGCAGTCTGCGTAGTCGCCAAGTTCGTGTCCCATGCCTGATCCGTCTGGATCAGTGCAGCCTTGAGAACCCCGGTCGAACTGTCGCTTCCGAGGAAGTCGCCAGGACACATATCAACCAGAGTGTCAGGCGGAGTCATGTGACGGATGTCAGTGACCGCAGGAACCTGACCGTACTGGTGCATTACATTCAAACAGCGTGGCATGTCTCGCCCTTTTCAAACAAACGAACCGAAACGGTCAGTGACTACTTGCCAATCCCAAGGTCCGCCAGAAGCGTACCCTTCTTGTAACCAGCCTTTGATCCCTGTGTCGGACGGTAAGCTGGCTTCTTAGCCTGCTCTTCCTCTTCCTTGACAGGGGTTTCTTCTGTGTCGTCCGGATTGTCGTCAACCAGCATCGGGCTGATCTTCGACAGAACCGAACTGAATTTCTTGCGAGCCACTTCCTGCATTTCGCAGGCGCACTCGACGATTTCTTTCATCAAAGGCTCTTCGATTGTCACACCTTCGAAGATCTTTGTGAACTCAACAGACACTTCGCCTCGCAACTTCTCAGCCGATCGCTCAGCTTCCAGTGCGTCCAGACGAGCCTGAAGGGTCTCCTTCTCTTTGGTTGCCAACGCGAGCGCGGACTCAGTCGCGTCAGTCACAGTGGCTTCTTCGAGAATTGATTTCACAAGTTCTGGATGCTTGTCGCGGAGTGTCTTCAGGTCCATGATCTCTTCTTCCTCTGATTCGAAAATGCCAGCAGTTGTCGCTGGCTTGGTGACAATGTCGACAGACCGGAGAACTTCGATGGATTCAACAATCATGTCCCCGTCGGCACCGACTTTTCCGGACTTGATCGAGGAATTGATCGACATTCCCAATGACTTTGGGGCGTTCACCACGTCCCACAGGAACTGTTCTGCAACAGCATGCTTCGGGTTGAAATGCACGTCCCCGAAGTAACCTTCGCCTGGACGGTACTCAACTTTCTGGCCAACAACAGCGAACTTGTCCCGATAGGAGCGACTGGTCGTTGCTGTCGCTGGATGATCGATATAAATCGATGTCCCCGGCAGTAACTTCATCGCTGACTTCTGGACTCCGGGTGTGTCGTAGTTGCGTTTGTTGAGACTTCTCAACCCCAGCAACTTGACTCCCCGGATAATTCCCCGCTCTCGGTCAATCCGGTCTTCGGCAATGGCTTCGAACGCATCTTCTGTTACGAGGATGTCACTCATTTTGTTCCGCCCTTGCCGCCCTTCGGTTTACTCTTACTTCCGCAGCCACATCCCATGGCAATCTCCTTTTGTCAAATCGCCAAAATGACAATAAGTCATTTTGTACGAACTTGACAAGTCCCGTGCAACCGAATTTAAGCGTTTCGAGTCGGATCTTTCTTCGAAACGCCTTTTTCCTGCATCGGATCGGCTTTATTGCCCGCTACTGGACCCGGAGTTCCCAGATTTTGAGGTGCTTGAGGCGATCCAGCGGGCAACGGAAGTTCCGCAGCCAACTCCATTTTCCGCTGCGCGTTCTCGGCCACCGACTCCAGTCCTTCCGGAGCCAGCACTGTCTTGTTGCCAAGCAGCCCTCGATCCCACCAGTCTTTCATCACTTCGTGATCTTCCTGGCGATTCCTCGTCTGAACTCGTGGCGGTTTGATTTCCAGAACCACCTGCATCACGTCAGCGACCGTTAGATCATGTTCTCCTGACTCCGCAGCGTACCACAGGGCTTGCTTCAGTATCCGCAGATCTTCCTGAACCATCAGACTCTGCTCGTACCGCATCGACTTATGGAACGGCCCCTCAGAAACCAGTGTCGACGCGAAGTTCCCCTCGCTGACGTTCGCGGTCAGCATGAACTCCGGCAACTTCATTCCCGCTGCGCACGCGCGGAGCAGCGACACCAGCGTTTCAATGTGGTTGCTGTTACCGGCGCCCGTCTCTGGAAACTCGTACTTGATCTGCGACGGAATTGTGACGACTGCCGCCGACGGAAAGTCGAATGTCTCTGATTGCCCGCTGCTTCCGCCGCCAGTCTGTTGCGTGTTCAGGTAACTCTTGACTGAATCGCTCGACGGATTGCCCATAATCGTCCGAATCGCACCAAATGCGGCCTGAAACGAACTGGTTCGCATCAGATTTGCCAGCAGTTTCTTCGCGAAGATCAGTTCTTCACGGACTGGCCAGTACAGCGTCAGTCCTCGAGGATCCACTGACAACACGTTTCTCTTGCGATGCTGAACCAGAATCCGGTCTTCAGACTCAGCCATCAATGGAATTGTGTCGCCCCGGTAATCCGCAAGCTGGTTTGATCTCGTGACAAAACGCAAATCCGGATACCACACGTCCTTCAGGAAGTACGCGACCGGCTTCGCGCGCAGATCATTCGTCTTCCGCACGCCCAGCGAATCGAAATACTCCTTCGATGCGTCGTCCGGATCCACAAAAGTGCTTCTCGGATCGTCGTCGAGATCCTGCGGTTCGCCAAAGTAAACCCGCACCATCCCGTCGTCGTCGTAACTCAGCAGGTCGAACACCTCGCCGTGCCGGTCGCATCGCTGGCTGACTTCCGACTGCCGTGTGTGCCAATGATTCTCAGCCGTCCAAAGTTCAAGGAACGCCTCAACTCGCTTCACTGCATCTGAGTTTGGCTGATTCTCGTCCTTCGGCTTCACGGTGATCGCATGCCCTGTGTCGGCGATGTAGTAGGACCGATTGTCCTTCGCGTTTGTGCCCCAGGGCATTCTGCCAAGCTGATCGCCGAGAACAATTGCCTCCCGGACTTCCTGAATAGTTTCGATGGGCTCGTCGCCGCCGAACGGAAGCTGGTCTCCGTTCGCGTTCACGCCGCCGCAACTGACTCCCAACTCCTCAAAGATCCGCGCAGCGGCCTTCGTAGCGGCAATCGACAGCTTTTCGTTCTCAATAGTCCATGTCGTCGGCAAACCGTTCATCTGATGTCTCCTCGACAACAGATTACACAGGAAAACACGCACAGACAATCTTAGTAGGTCTTGTATGCCGCCATTCCGGCATGAACGAGCAGATCATTCACACACATTTCCTCCTTGAATACCTCGGCGAGATACCTGCCGTACTTCTCCTGACTGTCCTTGAACGTCTTCACGTCGATCTGGGATCCGATCGGCACCAAGGCGATCAAATAGTCGCGGGAGACGATCCCCTGCTCCCGTTGCTCGCCTTTGACTTCCGGGGTATTGATCCTCGCCAGCCTGAGCTTCTGCTTTACCTGCACTCCAAATCCAAGGTCGACCATCACCGTGATCGTGTCGCCGTCATAAATCGACAAGACCGTCGCCGAATACTCGTACTTCGTGATCATTGCAGAAACCTCCACCACCAATGCGTCGATCTCACCGATCGCCGGTAAACCCCGACGTTCACGTTCTGATGAAATGATTGGTCCACTATGGTCGATGTCGTCTGAATCGCAAACTCAACCGGATCCGATTTCTCGCGGCATGAATTGCAGCCTCGCTTACTCATTGCTTATCCCTAAATATACCTCTAAGGTGAAAACCTCGCGAAGCCAGTCTCTCTTTGAGAATGGAAACGCGAGTAATGCCGAAATTTGTTATCTGAAGCAGTTCCTTCTCGGTCCTACATATAACTTGACCAACTCTTGTTATTCCGCAACAAGCCAACGGGTTTGTCACACAAGCAGGGCACCCAATGCTCTCAAGAGAATCCGGTACGCTTTCAGTTTCCTGCAGTGCCGCGATTGCTTCAGAAACATTCATGAGAACAACCGTAAGCTCGCTAATCTGCTTAGACGCTGCGTCAAGGCTCGCTTTTAGCTCATCTAAATTACTCATCTCACTTCTCCTTCCTCAGATTTTCCCAGTATTCCTGCTCATATCGAGGCAACTGAGTACACATCGCCAATGCATCCGGCCCGTCGTCGTGCTTCCCGACGCCGGGGATGCCGTCAAACTGCTTAATCTGCTGCAAGAGCAGAGTCGTTCCCGGATTCTCGAGGAACCGGAACTCTCGCTGCGTCAGTCGCTTGTCCAGCCCTCGACGGATCCTCATTTCCTTCTTCAGCATGTCCTCGACCGGAATTATTATTCCGCCCGACATCAAATATTTCGACAGGGCATAGTCCAGGTGATTCGCCGCGTAGTTCATGATCAAGTCGCGGAAAATACTCTGGAACTGCGTCGATTCAATCCCAATCAGGTCGCCCGATCTGATCCGGTGATGCTCCTGATCGCAGAACAGGAACAAGTCCTCAATAATCTCCGACGGCGATCGTCGTTTCAAGTCAGCGTCGACGTAGGCCAGTTCTGACGTTTGTGCCATGCAAACGATCGCGGAATAATCACCCTTCTTGACGGAGCGTCCTTTGGACGGATCGACGCAGAACATCCGGACAATGTCGTTGGCGTGTTTCGGGACGGGGAACTTTTCCAGCGAGATGTAGACGTTTGTGAACAGTTCTCGGTCCCACTCGGCACCTGTTTTTGAAGATGCAAGCCAGCACCCGTTCAGGAAGCGATCCCTGTCGTCTTCTGACATTTGCTCGAGACGCTGACGATACGCAGGGTCGGACTGCATCAGGTGAGTGTTGTCTCGCAGTGTCGCGCCGATGAATGTCGCGGATGTCGTCACGCACTCTGGTTCGCCAGTCTCAGCACTCACTTGATACTGAGGCTCGTCGTACCAATGAAACTCTGGTTCAACATACCGGAAGTGGCGAATGACTCCTGACCGTTCAGGAATCGGCAGGCCAGTCTCTGTTGAAATCCACCAGTACAGGAATCGATAAAGCCACGAGTCATTATCTGGGTTCATACTGAGCTTCATTCTCGGCTTAACTCCAGACTTACTTCTCGCGCGACCCCACAGGTACTGCACGAACTTCAGCGGCCACTGTGTTGCCTCGTCGATCGCCAGCGCATCCAACTGGGCTCCCTGATAGTCCTCAAGGTTCTTCTCGAACTGACAAGACCCCAGGGCAATCTTCGCCCCGCACGGGAATTCAAACTCATTGCGAGTGTGATTGTAGATAGCTCCGTATGGACGATACATCTCACGGCAATGATCCAGCAGGGCTCCTGATTTGGTTAACTGTGGGTACGTTCTTCTCATGATCAAACCGCGAAACATCGGGTTCGCATGCGGACCTTGACAGTGCCGAAGCATGTCAAGTGTGACAATGTGGCTCTTACCCGAGCCTGCCGCGCCACCGTATCCCACCCATTCTGCCTCGCTTACCAAGACTCTGTATTGTGGATCTGAGAGCTTCATTTTTTACCCTCTTCAAGCAACATCACCAACAGGCAGTACGTCTCCCACGAGATCCGCTGCTTCCGGTTCTTCACCTGACTCAAATATGTCGGCGATCTCTTCACTTTGCGAGCAACCTGACGGAGGGAGAGAGTCTCTGTCAGCAGGTCGATGATATCCGGAGCATTATTCACCAGAATCTGATTGATCTGCTC